ATTACACACAGGACAAGAAGGAATGTCACAATTTAATAAAGCATTAGAAAATTTGATATTAGATGCTAAAATTGAAAGAAGTAAATTTAATACATTACAAAAAGAAAATTTAAAAAGATTATTAAATAGTGAATTAGAAGAAGATAAGATAATATTAAAAGAAATATTAAATGTTAAATAAAAAAAATTCAGAAAATTTAAAAGTAAATGCTTTCAAATTCTTTTTTAAACAAAATTATACACAAAAATTAGAAAGAATAAAATATAAATTTGAACAAGAAGAATATAATAAGTTAACAGATATGCTGCGCTCTGATGATTATGAAACATTATTATTATTAAAAGAAATTATTAATGAACGAGCAAGAAATTAAAGTAAGATATAGAATTATTACAAAATTAATGAATAATAAGTTTTCAAGACCACATATAGACTTTATTACTCAATTAGTAAACACAGATTCTATGGAAAATTTAATATTTGCAGAACAATTAATTGATACATTAGCTATATAATAATTTTAAATTTATTAGGATTTTTAAAAAACTTGTTGTATATTTGTAAAAATAGTTCTTATTGTATGACGACTCAGTCTATTCACAAGATGCCACAAGACATCTGAAGGGGTAGATTCTCTAGGGTAAATAAGAATGCTTGAATCTAGGTGTCCCGATAAGATTCAATTTAATAGGTTAGGTAACATGTGCTATCAGTATGCTTTTAAAGTTACCTTGGGTAGGTTCTTAGGAATCAGCACTGCCTTTTAAAGAGATCTTTTAAAAAAACACCTGAAAACAGTGAGAGCTGATTTTCATAGGGATTCTTGTATCTAATAGATACTATAACGAATAAACAGTGTAATACTGTATTATAAAGGTCTGAGTTATGCTTGGACTTTTTTTATTTAAAAAATATTGTAAAATATTTGGAATTGTCATTTATTATGTTTATATTTGTTTAAAATTAATTAATATATGGGAAAAGGTAAAAACAAAGGACAAAGTATTAATAGAAAATTAAAACGTGGAATTATAGATTTAAATGGTAGTTCGTTAAAAAGACCATTTAATAATAGTAAAAGAAATAAAAATTCTTTTCAATTAGAACGTGAAAAATTTTATTTTGCTATGAAAGATTATTTAAATCACATAAAAAACAAAGATGATAACACTGAAACAGATTAAAGCATATGTGGAAGGATATGGAAGATTATATTATGATATGATTGTAGGACTTCCATTACACCAAAAAGAACAAGTTGATTATAGATTATATAAATGTAAAGATGATTGTGGAGTAACAAAACAATGTATTATATGTGGATGTGATTTTCCAGGTAAAGCATTTGTAGCTAAATCATGTAATCCAGAAAGATTTCCAGATTTTATGAATAGTAGAGATTGGGAAGTATATAAAAAAAATAATAATATTGTATAATGGCACAATATATTAATATATTTAGCACTTACAATGAGTTAGTAGTAAAGCAAAAGGAAATAGTAAACAACATTCATCTTTTAATTAAATCTCCAATAATAAAAATAAAAAATAAAAGATTAAAAAATAATAGTTGGAAATTAATAATTAATGTAAAATAATGGAAAAATCAAATACTTATCAGATAAAAGAACTTAAAAATATATTAAAATATTTTAAAGAAAGAAATAAATTGAGTGCTTTTCCATTAATTGATACAGGATATATTAGTGATTTAGAGCAAATTATTATTAATAATAATGTAGATTATGATAGTGAACCTGTAGTTTGTTGTGCTCATTGTAAAAAATTATCTATTAAAATAGATGATAATAATAATGATATTTGTATATTATGTAATAACGCAATTAATGAAGTAGAGCATCACGCAACAATATTTCATTATTTAAATAAATATCCAAATAGATGGGAGGTATAAAACAAGCATTAATAAAAACAACAGAAAAAGATTTCTTTAAGCATTGGTTAATATTAACAAAACCTTTACACAAATTAAATAGTTTAGAAATCAATATAACTTCTTTATTGTTATATTATTTTTTTCAATTTAAAAAAGAAATGGAAAAAGATCATTTAGCATGGAAACTAACATTTGATTATGAAATTAAATCTAAAATTGTTAAAGAATTGAAAATTAATGATCAGATGTTCAGAAACACTTTAACAATACTTAGAAAAAGTAATGTTATAACAAATAATCAAATCAATCCCTCATTTGTTCCAAAGATAAATCTTAAAGAATCTAATTCATTTTCATTAATATTTAAATTTGAAATCAATGACTAATATTAAATTTAAATATAAAATAAAAGAAGTTGCTAGATTATATAATTTACCAGAAAGTGTAGTAGAAGAAATATTTAATAATCAATTTAAATTTTATAAAGAAAAAGTAGAACAGTTGCCTATTGATGAAATAGAAACAGAAGAAGAATTTAATAAATTTAAAACTAAATTTTATTTTAAACATATTGGTAAAATGTATATCAATTGGAGAAGAGTAGAAAAAATAAAACAAAATATAAATAAAAATGAATAAAGTTAATTTTATACCACGAGGTAGTTATATATTAGTTACTAGTAATTTAGTAAAAAAAGAAAACAATTTATTATTAGGCAAAGTCGCTCCTGAAATAAAAGAAGTGCAACAAGTAGTTGCTGTAGGTCCAGATGCTGTTAATGTAGAAGTTGGAGATTGGGTGTTTATGAATATGAATAATTTTATTCAAACTGTTAAAAAACAATCAACTATTAAAGCAGGAATAGGGGGACATGAAATGATTACAGAACAAATAGTAATTCCTTTTTTCAGTGTACCAGGTTCTGAAGATGTTTACATTAAAATTAATAGTAGAGAAATAGAAGGAATTATTCCTGATTACAATGCTCTTCCAGATAGTGTAAAAGAATTTATGACTTTAAATGAATACACATTAAATCAAGAAGCAATGGAAAAAGAAGGAAAAGAAGCTATGTCTAAAGGACTTAAATATCCAGAAGTATTTAATGATTCGAGTGCTCCAGCAGTAAGAACAGATTCTTCTAAAATAAAAATGTATTAATGATAATATTAAATTATGTTAATTTTGAAAATAAAGAAGGAGTTGTTGTTGAAAATGCAATAATTCCTACAGATATTCCAAAAGAAACAATATGTCAAATTAGCCCTATGATTACAAGTCATGGGGCTTTTTACAAAAATGTAACTATTTTAAAAGATATTTATGGTGAACAATATAGAGTTGTTGGAAACTATAAACATTGGATTGATAGAATTAGAAATAAACAAAATAAAATAGGATTTAAATGAAACTTTTTGAACTTAGAGATTGGAATTTAATTTTATCAGAAGAAGCATATGGTTTAATTCCTTTTAAAAAAATCATAGATGCCGATAAATCAAAAGATAAAGAATTAGCATTAAAAGAATTATTATATTTATGGTTTTTTATTGATGTTAAATCAGACTATATGTATTTAACTGATGAAAAAGAAAGATCTTCTGAAATTATAAAAGATGTTGGACTTGATAAAAATTGGAAAGTTTCTAAAAATTTACAAGAAGCTATTGAATTTTATGACAAAATGAGTACAACAGTATCTTCTGTTATATTAAAGAATTCATTATATATGGCAAATACAATATCTAATAAGACTAAAACTCTTGTTGAACAAGATAATTTGTCTATATCAGATATTGAAAAAGTAGGTAAGAGTCTTAACCAAATGCCAGGTATAGTTGCAGCATTACAAAAATTAGAAAACTCAGTAGTAAAAGAACAAGCAGAACAATCTAGTAAGATTGGTTCTCAAAATAAAGCAATGTTTGAAGATGGATTATAATAAAATAATGGATGATTTAATTACAGCTGCTCAAGAAAACAATATTGAAGCATTAGAAGCTGAAAGAAGAAAACCTTCAGGAACATTAAAAATGCAATATTTTGTAAATGAAAATGTTGTATATCGAATTACATTTGAATATGAAACTTGTAATAAATTAATAAGATGTGAACATGTTACAAATGAATAAATATCAATCTGTAATACCTGAAGATCTTCCTAAAAAAATTAAAGAAGAACTGATTGAATACATTGAAACTATTCCTTTTATAAAACATTTAATATCTCCTGAAAAAGTTAGAGGATTTGCTAAAGATAGACCTAGACATAATGAATTACCTGAAGATGATGATTTAAGACAATTTGATGATGATCGAATTGTTGTCGATGTTACAAAGCCTCATATTTTAGAAGATATGGATTTTTTTAGAGAACGTGCTATTTTCTATAAAAAAAATAATAAATATACTAATTTACCACCTAATCCTAATCCTAAATCAGAATATGCTAGATTTTGGAAAGAAGAGTTAAGAAGATGGAAAGATGGACTTGTAAGACCTTCTGATGGAGAATGGGTTCCTGGATATTTATATTTTTATTGGAACTATGGTCCAATATGGTTAGTTGAAGAACTTGAAGTTGAAGGTAAAAGAAAAAAGAAAAGACAGCAATCTGAAAGAGTATTAGAATTCCCTAAACCTTGGCTTGGAGATTACTTATTCTTTCATTATATAGATCAAGCTAGAAAAGAAGGTCAGCATGGTAAATTACTTAAAATGAGGGGATGTGGTTGGAGTTTTAAAGCAGCTACAATATCTCCTTGTAATATGTATATTTATCCTGGAGAACAAAATATTAATTTTCACCTTGCATCTGAAAAAACTTTCTTAACTGGAGATAAAGGTGTATTTGGTAAAGTTATTTCTAATTTAGACTGGATTGCTACACATACACCATTAGGAGGAATTAGACTTATTAATTCTCCAAGATCTATGGAAATTCAATTGGGATATCAAGATGGACATGGACAAAGAAAAGGAAGACTTTCTCAAGTAAATGGAATATCATTAAAAGATAATCCTGAAAAAGCAAGGGGTATTCGTGGACCTTTTATTCAATATGAGGAAGATGGTTTATTTCCAGATTTAGAAACAGCATGGGGTGTAAATAGAGAAGCAGTAGAATCAGGTAGTTCATCATTTGGATTTATGATGGCTGGAGGAACAGGAGGTACTGAAGGTGCTTCATTTGAAGGATCTAAAAAATTATTTTATAGTCCTGATGGATATAATATTTATGGTGTACCAAATGTATATGATAAAAATGTACAGAGCACTGTTAAATGTGGTTTCTTTTGGGGTGCTTACATGAATAGACATAGATGCTATGATGAAGTAGTAGGAGAACCAGATGTTATAAAAGCTTTAATTGAAATAATTGAAAACAGACATCTTATTGCTCGAAATACTTCTGATCCTGCAGCATTAACGCAAGCTAGAGCAGAAAAACCTATTACACCACAAGAAGCTATTATGCGTGTTGATGGTACAATATTTCCTGTTGGAGATTTAAGTGATTATTTTGATTCTATTAAACCTGAAGAACAAAGATTTATTGCACAACATTATGTTGGTGAATTAGTTTATGATGCAACAGAAGGAGTTAAATGGAAGCCAAATGCTGATTTAAAACCTATTAGACAAGCTTCAGTTGAAAGAGGTAAGAATAGAGAAGGAGCTGTAGAAATATTTGAACTTCCTAAAAAAGATTCACATGGTAAAATACAATCAGGGAGATATATTGCTGGTATTGACCCTATTGATGCTGATGAAGGCGATTCATTATTTTCAATACAAGTAATGGATTTATTGACAGATAGGATTGTAGCTGAATATACTGGAAGATACCCTAAAGCAGAACAGTGTTATGAGATTGCTTTGAAACTATGTGTGTTTTACAATGCACAAGCAAATTATGAAAACAATTTAAAAGGACTACATTCTTATTTTAAAAATAAAAATGCACTACATTATTTAGCAGACACTCCTGAAATATTAAAAGATATGGATATGTTAAAACCATCAATGTCTAATCCTAAAGGAACAAGATCTACAAAACCTATAAATTCATGGGGAAGACAATTACAAGTAACATGGATGTTAAGTGAAGCTTATTCTCAAGAAAATAGTGATAACACTAAATTAAATTTACATACAATTAGATCTTTAGGGTATATTGAAGAATGTATTACATGGAATCCTGATGGTAACTTTGATAGGGTTTCTGCTGCTAATATGTTATTTATTCTTAGAGAAGATAGACTTAGACAAAAAGAGAATTTAAAAGAAATTACAACAACTTCTAAAAGTGTAAGTGCTTGGACAAACAGTAAATTCTTTGATTCTGTCTATGGAAAACCAAAAACAAACGATGAAAAATATAAAAGTATATTCAATGATTAGCTATTTTAAATTAGTAAATAAATCAATATATTTATATTTAATTTATTATATTTACAAATTATTAAAAATTAAACAATGAGTTCCATAGTATCTAAAATGCCTCGTCAGAAGTTACCATATTCTGCAAAAAACAAACAATGGAGAAAAGATAATGTGAATCATGCAAGTAAATATTCATTTTATAATAATGAAAGAGTAAGACAAACTTTAAGAAATAGAATTATAAATCTTAATTTATATAATGGAGTTGTTTCGCCTGAAGATATTGCAAATACACTAAATCCTCAAGGAATAGATGCTGAATTTATAACTAGAGAAATTCCTCATCATCCAATAATGGTACCTAAAATAGACGTTCTTGTAGGTGAAGAAATTAATAGACCTTTTGATTGGTTTTTTACAGTTACTAATCCAGACGCTATTTCCAAAAAAGAAGAGGAAAAATCAAAAGCAATTAAAGAAAAATTAATTTCAATATTACAACAAGGATTATCTGAAGAAGAAGCTAAAAAAGAACTTGATAAATATGCTAAATATTTAAAATATAATTTTCAAGATTCTCGTGAAAGAATGATTAATCATTTAATGCGTCATTATTATGAAGAATTAAATTTTGCTTCTAAATTTAATGAAGGTATTAAAGATGCTTTTATTAATGCTGAAGAAATATATCAATGTGATATTGTATCTAATGAGCCTACTTTTGAAAAATTAAATAATTTAAAGGTACATTCTGTTAGATCAGGTAATTCTTCTAAAATAGAAGATTCTGATTTAATTGTAATAGAAGATCATTGGGCACCAGGTAAAATAATTGATTATTATTATGATGAATTAAAAGCTTCAGAAATAGATTTAATAACAGATTATAATACAAGTGGTTCTGGAGGTAAAGGAACATATGTAACAGATGATGAAAATCATTTATTATTAAGAGACACTCAAGAAAGTATTTTAAATGGTTATTTAAATATTGCTGAAATAAATGGTCATCAATTTAATAATCAGTATATAGATTATGCTGGAAATCTTAGAGTATTAAGAATTTACTGGCGTTCACAAAAACAAATATATAAACTTAAATTCTATGACGAATTAACAGGAGAACCTGATTTTAAATTTGTATCAGAAGAATATATCCCAAATCCAGATTTAGGAGAAGAAGTTACTTCTTATTGGGTTAATGAATGGTGGGAAGGTACTAAAATAGGTAAAGACATCTATATTAGAATGCGACCTAAACCTGTTCAATATAATAGACTTAGTAATCCTTCTATTTGTCATCCTGGAATTGTAGGAGAAATTTATAATACTTCTCAAGGTAGAGCTGTTTCTCTTGTTGATAAAATGAAAAACTATCAATATTTGTATGATGTAATATGGGATAGACTTAATAAAGCTATTGCTAAAAATCTTGGTAAAATATTGTTGTTAGATATGTCTTTAATACCTGCTGGATGGGAACCTGAAAAATGGATTGCACAAGCTACTAAATTAGGGATTGGTGTAATTGATGGTTTTAAAGAAGGTAACATGGGTTCTTCACAAGGTAAACTTGCAGGACAAATGAATGGTACTAATATCAGATCATTAGATCTTGAAACAGGTAATTATATTCAACAACACACTAATTTGCTTGAATTTATTAAAGCAGAGATGGGTGAAATTGCAGGTGTATCTAGACAAAGAGAAGGTAATATTTCTAATAGAGAAACTGTAGGTGGTACAGAAAGAGCTGTAACACAATCATCTCACATCACTGAATGGTGGTATATGAAACATGAAGATGAAGTAATGTTAAAAATAAAAGCATTACAAGATTCTATGATTATGCATAAGGATAAAATGGAAAGGGAAGATAAGAAAATAGCAGTGTCAAAAATTAAGAAAAAAACAGTATAATA